GTGACAGTTCTGTTATTCCCCATACTAAAGCATCTAATCTATCTGGTGAACCAGAATATGTTGCAGGATTATAATTTACCATTTGATCTTCTAAAAATTGAAATGGTTTTAAATGCTTAACTCTATTCTGTTCGTATAATGCTGATATTGGTTCTGCTCTTAAATACTTACCTTTAGTTGCTCTAACACTTCCATAACTTATATTGTTGTCAACAGTCCTTATCACTCTTTCAACTAAATCTCCACCATTATTTACTTCGGCTATAATTTTATCTGCGTCATACTTATAATAAGTTTCTACTGCCATCTTTGCCCATTGGTCTGGTGTGTATCTACCAGTGACATCATCAAGTACATAAAATTTATCATCTGAACCTTTTGCACAAACAACTATTCCAGTTTCATCTGAATGTTTATTACTTGTAACTGCTGGATCAATAGCAACTACTGTTCTTGTAAAGTTAGGTATTATGTCTGTTGATTTAATGAGTGCCTTACTAATCATATTACGATTCCATAAAGCACCCTCAACATCTTCTAAAATTTCAGCGAATAATTCTTGTCTGCCCAGCCGAGTTCCTTCATATTTTTCTTTTAACTTTTTAACTGCGGACTCTGCAAGATTATCCTTATTTTCAAAGGTGCTACCTCTCGTTACAAGAGAATCTTTATTAATTACTAATTCTTTTATTAAATCTGTTGGCTTGGGTGTTGTTGTTATTACTACTTGTGGCTTGTCACCAAGTCTTAATCCAAATAATAATTGATCCCATGCCTCTGCATTTTTCCAACTTCCTAACTCATCACACCATGCTCTGTGAAATTGTGGTCCTCTTAATCTATCTGGTTGTTCAGCAGAGAAAGTTTTATATACAGTTCCATTTTTAAGAACTAACTCTCCAATACTTCTGTTCCAATTTTCTATTAATTCTCTATCAATACAACCTAGTAAACCTGATACTCCCTCAACACAAGTATCTCTACCATCTCCAAATGTTGGTGTTACGATTGCTATTCTAGAATGAGGTCTGGTCAATCCATAAAATGCTATATCTTGTGCACCAGTTCTGGTCTTACCCCAACCTCTGCCAGCTAATATTAACCAAACATTCCAATCTCCTTTAGGAGTTATTTGTTTCTGTCGTGCTATCTTGCACCAATTCAGGTGCTTCAATAATATTTTCTGGTTTGGTGAAGTTAATTTCGTCAAAAACTTTTCTGATTTCAATAAGCTGTCGTTCTTCTCCGAATAAGTTGTCTCCGTCTTTTCCTGTAAGTTCATGATAATTTTTTTCTTTCCAACCTGCTTGTGTCTTTAACCAAAATATCTGTGCAACTACATTACCATCTTTTGCTTTTTTAAACAAGGCTTGTGATATTATTGCATTTGCTCTGGCTTTACTTGTATCAAGTTGAGTTCTAAAATTCTTTCTTAATGTAGGTTCACTTATTTTAACTATCTGTGCTATTAAAGTTTGTGTTACTCCAGCGATTGCTAATGCTTCAACTAATTTAGCATCATCTTCTGTCTTAATATAAGGTGGTCTGCCTACTTCGTTATTTTCTGTATCCATAACCTGTCTTTCTATTACTCCATAATTTTTGCCAACTCCAAATACTTATTTTAGATGATACATGGTTAATCAATAATAATATTCGTTTAATCATTCCTTTTTTATAACCGAAAAAAATTAATTAGCCAATAGATATAATGATTTTTATTAAAAAATAGGTCAAAATAATAACATTTATTACGCAATTAATTAAATTATTGTATATATCCTTAAAAACCCCAGTTCTATTGACTTTTAGCAGTAATAATAATTAATATTTATTAATACTTATTGTTTACATACCATAGAATCAATATAAAATCTATATATGAAAACGAAAACAATAACTAAAACAGGAGAACAAATGACTAAAAATGTAAATACAAATAACTTTTTATTTAAAAAAGCATATTTGGCAACTAAACCTTTTGATCATGTTTCTTATTTGATCCAACTTAAAGATGAAAGATTCTTTAAAGTTACAGATAATCAAAAAGGCAATATTGAAATTTATAAGTACAAAGATAATACTTTAGACTTTGAAATTGAATATGCTGTCTTTGGTAGAAACTTTAAATATGTAAATGACGCCTTTAAATATCTAAATAATTTAAAAGGAGCAAATTAATGTCAAACAAAAAAACAATGATGGAAAATATTGTTAATAAAGTAATTAGCAATATAGACAAACATGGTAAAGACTGGTTAAAACCTTGGGCTTCTCTAGGAATGCCTAAAAATCTTGTAGGCAGAAATTATAGAGGAATAAATACTATTGCTCTATGGATTTCTAAAGAAGAACAGGGTTTTACTTCTGACAGTTGGGGTACTTTTAACCAAATCAGATCTAAAAGTGGCAAAATAAATAAAGGTGCTAAAGGTACTCAAGTTATTTATATGCAACCATCTTTATTCAGAGATATAAAAAAAGGTGAAAAACCAAATACTATTCACGAAGATTCTATCCGAACTCAATATAATCTTATGAGAAGTTATTTTGTTTTTAATCTTGATCAAACTACTGGTATTAATATTGAATCTGAAAAAGCAGATGGTTCTGATACTTTACCAGAAGTTGAGCAATATGTTAAAAATACAGGTGCTGATATTAGATATGGTCTAAAAGATAATATCTTTATTTCAAATAGTTGTTATTATGTACCAAGTAAAGATTACATTGGGATGGTTTCCAAAGAATTATTTAATGGTAATGACAACTCATCTGCAACTCAAAACTTTTATGCTACTTTACTTCATGAACTAACACATTGGACTGGTCATAAATCTAGATGTGATAGAACTGAAAAGTATAAATCTAAATATTTTGAAAACTTTAGTAATAATGAACAATATGCTTTTGAAGAATTGGTTGCTGAAATTGGTGCTTGTATTCAATGTTGTATGTTAGGTATAACAATGGAACCAACGCCTCATGCAATTCAATACTTAAAAATCTGGAAAGATAGAATTAAGGCAAAACCAGAAACTATCTTTAAAGCTAGTGCTTTGGCACAAGCTGGGGTTAATTTCATTCAGGATTTACAACCTGAAAATTTAAAAAAAGTAGTTAATCAATAAATCTCTCTCTACCCTGCCATCATTAATTTGGTGGTAGGGATTTTTTTTTACACTTTTCTCATTCTGTTTTATCCCTTATCATAGGTGTACGCATAAATCAATAAAATTTTTGTTTATAATATCCAAAATGAATAGAAAGATCATCTAAAACTTCTCTTAATCTACTCCCCATATATCTTTGATCAATATTTAAAATATTTCTTGTTTGTTTTAATGAATAATCTTGTCCACAAATGTAAGAAGCAATCTCAAAACCTTTGTTTCCTAATACTTTATGAATATTAACAAGTTCTTGAATATTATGTAAAGCACCATAAGAAACCTTATCTTTAGCACCTCCAGTTATAAAAAGACTTAAATCCCTCCCTTTCATTCCACCAATTGCACTGGCTTCAAATATTTGTCTGAATTTTATTCCTGCTTTATGCTGATAATCAAGTATAAGATGTTTATGAAACATATAATCAAGCCCACACTCTCTAACATTAACCATAACAACAGTTGTATATTTCTTGCCCTGAGAAGTTAATTCGTGTCTTTGTTGTGCTATTATTTCTTTTTTTTTATCTTGATCTTTCATGTATTTTTTATTAATAAACAAATATGGAAAACAAATCAATACCTAATAAAGAATCATATCAAATAAAAGATATAGACACATTAAAACCACACCCAAAAAATTATAAAAAACACCCAGAAGATCAGCTTAAACATATATGTAGATCAATAGAAGAAAATGGTATTTATAGAAATATTATTATATCTAATGATGATGTTATACTTGCTGGGCATGGTGTTGTTCAGGCTTGTAAAATATTAAATATAAAATCTGTACCTACTTTAAAATTAAATATTAGTTCAACAGATCATAAAGCAACTAAATTATTAACAGCAGATAATGAGGTTTCTCATTTAGGCGAAGTTGATGAGAGAGCTTTATCAGAAGTTTTAAAAGATATTCTTGACACTACAGGAGATTTATTAGGAACTGGTTATGATGAGATGATGTTATCTAATCTTTTATTTGTTACTAGATCAAGTGGAGAAGTTAAAGATTTTGATGAAGCAGCAGAATGGGTTGGTATGCCTGACTATGAAGCTAAAGAAGATAACCCCAAATGGATTATAAATTTTAGAACAAAAGAAGAAAGAGAAGATTTTAAAAAATTAATTAATTGTGATGGTGGTAAAACAGAAGGTAAAACTTGGAGTACATGGTTTCCTCCTAGAGAAAAAGAAGATTTAAAATCTGTTAAATACGAAAATGAAGAATGAACACAAACCTAAATATCCTGTTTATGTTATATCAAAAGGTAGATTTAAAGGAAATTTAACTGCTAAATTTTTAATTGAAGATAAGGTTGATTTTAAATTAGTAGTAGAACCTCAAGAAGCAGAAGAATATAAATCTAGATATGGAGAACATAGAATTTTAGTATTGCCTTTTTTTAATTTAGGTAAAGGTTCTATTCCTGCAAGAAATTGGGTTTGGGAGCATTCAATAAAATCTGGTGCAGAACGACATTGGATTTTAGATGATAATATAAAAATGATTAGAAGATTACATCATCAAAAAAGAATAAGATGTAATGCAAATAATGCTTTAAGAGCATCAGAAGATTTTACAGATCGTTATGAAAATATTGGAATAGCTGGATTAAATTATACTTTTTTTGCTGTTAATAAATTGTCTCCGTTTGTTTTAAATGTTCATGTTTATTCAACATTATTAATTAAAAATGATTTACCTTATAGATGGAGAGGTAAATATAATGAAGATACAGACTTATGCTTACAGGTATTATCTGGAAAGCTGTGTACCATATTAATAAATGCTTTCTTGATTGATAAGGCGGCGACTATGACAGTCAAAGGTGGTAATTTTGATGAGTTATATAAAGGTGATGGAAGATTAAATATGGCTAACTCATTAAAAAGAATGTGGCCAAAAGTTGTTGATGTTCATAGAAGATTTGGCAGACCACAGCATCATATTAAAAAACAATGGGCTTACTTTGATACTCCATTAATTAAAAAAAAAGATATAGAAATACCTAAAGAAGCAAATAATTATGGCTTAAAATTAAAAGCAGTAGATCAAGTTAAAAGTAAAGAATTACAAAAACTTGTTCAAAAATATAATTCTAATTAACTTTCTCAATAGATGATCCATTCCATTTATGTTTCTGATATTTATTGCCTTTAATATCTTTTAACTCAATAAATTCTCCAGATTCAGCATATTTATTTAATTTAATACCATTAAATTCAAAAGTTAGTTCTGGTATTTTTTTAGGTCTATTTGTTTCCTCATCTTCAAACCTTTTTTGATTAATCCAAGTCGCTACATGGGCTAAAAACTCCTTATCTTTAACAGTTGAGGTATATCTATTAAATCTTTCAGCAATGTCACTAGGATCACTTGTATGACAGAGCAATGTGTATCTTTTGTGTGCTAAATGCTTTGAACCTTTCTTATAATCCAATAAACTCCAAAATAACTCAAAATCTTTCTCTATTGTTTTATTAGGTATAGGTTTAGGTATAGGTATAGGGGTTATCGTTTTGTTATTAACAGAAGCATAACGAGTTTCCATACCTTTTTTACCAGCATCAGATTTTTTCTTATATTTAGCTGTTAAATACTCATGTTCTTTAATTAATCTTTTATGAACCCAAGTATTTTTATTTCTATTTTCTTTATTTTCTGTTTTTAAAATAAAAAATTCTTCTAGCACCTCATATACATTTATTGCACAACTATCATCTACACATTGACATATTCTATATGCTGATTCGGTTGAAAAGGGTTTGGCATTTTTAGTCCAAGCAAAACATAATAATCTTATATATTGTCCTACTG